TTTATAGATTTTTTCAATCCCTGTGTCGTTTTTACCAGCATTTTCAAGAAGATTCTGAGCAACATAAGTTAGGTACTTCGATCCATTCTCGTCGTATTTGTACAATGCATCTAGGATAGCACTAGCTTCAGCACTAACTTGAGCCCAAAAACGATCTTTTTCTGGAAAAACTAATTCAGCTTCTTGAGTTGGTCTACATTGTTCACACGGAGTAGATGATTTAGTTAAAAGATTGTAGTCTATTTCATGTAGATCATATCTTTTAACTAACGGACATGCTGCACCGTGAAAGATTAAGGAGATACCTACTCTAGACAAAACGTAAGATCCGCTCTCGGTTTTATAGAGTGCAAACTCTATCCATCGATTGGATCCACGTTTGTAAGAGCTAGATTTTCCAAGCAGCTTGCCGTTAAATTGAAGCGTTCTAGCTCCATCTTTAACTTCAAAAGTGCTCATGGGTTACTTTTTATCTTTAGATTCTTTTCCAGTGAGTTCAGCTAGCTGCTTTTCTAGTTCTGCAACTTTAGATCTTTCGGCACCAAGAAGGGCTTCAAGTTCTGCGTTTAGATTCATAGAGCGAGTTAGTTGTTCACGGGTAATGTTTAGTACATTTCCGATTAGTTCAATTTGGTCTTGTTCAGCCATTTGTCTTCCTTAGTTTGTAGTTTGTATTTATTTTACTTGCTAAATAATTCTATCGTACTTAATTTTATCTGATTTTTACTATTTAAATCATATTTTAGTGGATAAATATGATACTTTGATATACTGAACACATTAAAGAGTAGGTATAAATGACTTCAAATAATTTGGTTCAAAGATCGATTTTTCAGGGGGGCAGGATTGCTCCTATTATTATTATATCAGATGAACTAACTTCAGGTACTGGACTTATGAATCCATCTGTTTTTGTTAATTCAAAAGATGAGATTTTTGTAAATTTACGTCATGTAAATTACACTCTTTATCATTCGGAAAACAATCAACGGTTCAACAGCAGGTGGGGGCCGATGTCCTACCTACACCCTGAGCAAGATCAAGCGCTTCGCACAACTAACTACATTTGTAAGCTAGATGAAAACTTGTCTATGGTTGGGCACGGACTGGTTGACACTTCAGAACTAGATGTGCAACCTTTATGGGAGTTTACTGGTGAAGAAGATTGTCGCCTCGTTGAGTGGGATGGTAAATACTACATCATTGGAGTTAGAAGAGATACGACAACTCATGGTGAGGGTCGTATGGAACTTAGCGAGATTACTATCAATGAGGAGACTTGGGAAGTAAAAGAAATATCTCGTATTCGCATTCCTGCTCCTGGAGCAAACAATTCTTACTGCGAAAAGAACTGGATGCCGATTCTTGACAAACCGTTTCATTTTGTGAAGTGGACATCTCCGACTGAAGTTGTTAGAACTTATCCAGAGCTGCCAGCAAGATGTGAGCAGGTTATGTTGAATCAAGGACTTACTCCACTTAAAGACCAACGTGGTAGTTCTCAAGTTGTTCGGTGGGGAAATGTGTACATTGCAATCACTCACGAAGTTGATTTGTTCAAAAACTATCTTGATCAAAAAGATGGTATCTACAGACATCGATTAGTTATTTGGGATGAGCAGTTCAACCTAATTGGGTTATCTCCTAGACCGCTTACATTCTTAGAAGCAAGGGTGGAGTTTGTTGCTGGTGCTGCTAAGTATGGAGACGATTTATTGATTAGTTTTGGTGTCCAAGACAACGCTGCTTTTATTTTGAGAACTCCTAAGCTTGTTGTTGAAGAACTTATTTCGGAGGCATTGACTTATGAGTTCTAATGAGATTATTGAAAGACTTGTTGTTGAGGCTTTTAGTGACCCACTCGATGCCAAGAAAAACTTTGATATTGCCGTTGAGTATGAAAAATTAGGTCAGACGGCATCTGCTGTTGGATTTTATTTGCGTGCGGCTGAGTACGGCTATGAAACTGAACCTCTTATTGCCTATGCTTCTTTGCTTAGAATATCTATCTGCATTGAGGGTCAGAAAGATAGGAGAAATACTGTCTCTAATGTAATTCTTCAAGCAATTGCCCATTTACCAAAAAGACCTGAAGCATATTTTCTTTTGTCAAGATTTTATGAAAAAGATGGAAACTGGCAGGAGTGCTATACCTACGCAACAATTGGTTTGATGATGTTGGACAATCCTTTGGTTCGACTTCCTATTGATATTGATGGGTATCACGGAGACTATTCTTTAGAGTTTCAAGTTGCTATAAGTGCTTGGTGGATTGGTCGAAAAGATGAAAGCATAAAAATACTACTAAGACTGGAAAAGCAAAATTTAGTTAGAGAATATAAAATTGCGGTTAAAAATAATCTTCGTAAAATAGGAATTAATTTAGAGGAGATAGATCCGCTTGAGCCAGTAGTCACTAACTATCGTAAATTTTTTGGTGTTGATGCCCCTATTATTATTGATATTGGGACTCGTGATGGCGATGATGCTAAGTACTTATCTGACCGACTAAATGGAATTACAGTTATTGCAGTAGATGCAAGCGTTAAGGCTGTAGAACTTACAAAAAAATTACATCCATGGATGATTGTTGAATATACTGCTATTTCAAATTTTGATGGTGAGACTACTTTTTATCAAGTAAACTCAGACAATAAAGAACTTGCTGGATGTTCTTCTATGGCTAGTAAAGAAAATACTATGTACCCAAAAGATTTTATTGGAATTATTGACAAAGTTATTGTCCCCGTAACTCGTATGGATACTTTTTTAAGCAACATCGGTATTGATGGAATTATTGATGTAGTAAAAATTGATACCGAGGGATTTAGTGGTCAAGTTATTGAAGGATTTGGTGATCGACTGAAGCATGTCAAATTATTGCATGTTGAGACTGAAACTAATCCAACTCACGACAACCATATTCTTACCGCTGAAATTACTGTTTTTATGAAAAATCAAGGATTTGTATTGGTTGATATTTATTACGAATGGGGTTCTGGAATACAAGACCAAATTTGGGTAAATCCAAATTTAGCAATTCGTAATCAAGAATTTTTTAATGTTACTGTTTAACTACTCTTCAAAACTAAAAGTACCAGTTGCAGGGTTCCATGTGTAGCCAATACCAGCTACACCAGTTTCTTCAGTAATCTCTACGACATCACTGATTACTTCTTTGACCGACTCTAAATCATTGCCAACTACAATGTTTGACACTACTCCACCTTGTGGATTTACTACTGCATAATTAGGCATTTTTTCTCCTTACCAAAATAATAATATACAACCATCTCCTCCGTCGGAGCCTCCTGCTCCACCGCCCCCACCAAGACCGCCTCTTCCAAATGAGTCACCTGACCCTAAAATTCCTCCTCCAGAACCAGGAAAACCAGTTATTACATCTCTTGGTTGTCCTGGGTAAACTCCGTTACCGCCGTCACCGCCGAGAAGAGTAGTGAGAGAACTATCACTTGTAGCCTCTCCGCCACCGCCTCCAGTAAGTCCGTTTCCACCGTTTCCGCCAGTAATTGTAGATGTGTCTCCAGCAGCATTGCTGTAAGCAAGACCTCCTCCACCGCCAGAAGTGCCATTTCCCCCCGATGTTGCGGTTACTTCGCTACCTGATGCTCCTGCACCACCACTACCACTTTTGTAAAGAAAAAGGGCAGTAGACACTCCACCTGCTTGTGGGGATGGAGAGGATGGAGGGGATGGAACAGCAGCACTTACTCCACCGCCTCCACCTCCAGCACCAGTGACTGCTTTTCCAGCAATTAGCCCGCCACCGCCACCTCCGCCATTAGCAGATAAACCGCCATAAGAACTTCTACCGCCACTTAAGCCTTCAGATGTTGCTTCGTCTTGAGCTCCGCCAACGCCTACTATTGCGTAGTTTCTTGCAGTTACATACCCAAAAGCCACGCCACCACCGCCACCCCCTGCGGAACCATTTATGGTAAGAGAACTCCCACCGCCACCTCCAACCACTACCGCAAAAACTTGAGTGATGTTGGATGGAATATCAACATAACCAGTAGAAAGTATTGTTCTTTGTAAAGTTAATCCAGAAGGAACAAATCCAAATTTTTTATTAACAATCATAATTTTTACCAGTACAGCAGAACTGCACCTTGACCTCCATTTCCCCCCGGAGTGCTAGTTCCGCTACCAGCTCCACCTCCGCCTCCACCGATTCCTCCGACACCGCCAGCGTTTTTGCTAACACCTCCGTCACCATAAGGATCATACTCAATAACCCAGTTGTTATAGGTTCCAAGACCGCTAAAGTCAGTCATGTTTGAAGATGAAATGCTTACATAAGTATTAGTAATTACCGTAGCCCGACCTGCGACATAACTAAAAGGGTCACCAACTACGCTAATTTTAACTGCACAGTTAGTTACAAATCCTTTAGTGTCGCTTACATAAAATGTTCTAGCCGATGCGGTAGATGGAATTGATAATGAAGTTGTTGAACTTAGGTTTTGTAAATCTTTTGGAGAACCTCCAGGTCCGACAACTCCACCTCCACCTCCACCCCCAGCAACCATAATTAAATCTCCGTAAACATAAGGAAGTCCTAAACCTCCAGGGTAGATTCCGTCTCCACCGTTACCGCCTTGAACTGCTGCCACACCTGTTGAGTAACAAGAACCACCACCCCCGCCAGTAAGTCCAAATCCTCCAGTTCCGCCTACAATATCTGTTTGATCATTAGTGTAGATTCCACCTCCACCGCCACCACCTGAGCCAGCCTCTCCACTATAGCCCTCGTAGATAGAACTTATGTTACCTGCATTCCCCGCTCCGCCAGCACCGCCTAAAGTGATGCCCATCGATGTTGCAGTAATAGAAGCACCTTGAGTAGCCACCCCACTAGAAGAGCCTCCAGAACCAGAACCATTACCAGCAATACCTGTGTAAGTACCGCTTCCAGCCCCTCCACCACCACCTGAAGCATAAAAATTTGCGTATATTGTGGCTCCACCGCTACTACCTCTAGCAGCCTGACCTGCTCCTCCAGCACCGATTACTGCATATGATAATGGAATAGTCCAACCTTGAATAACTGATCCACCGCCACCTCCACCGCCGCTTACAAGGTTGGTAGTAGCCATACCGCCGCCGCCGCCTCCACCACCTACAACAACTGCGTAGACGATGTTAATGTTTGATGGGATGTCGACATATCCTGTATTTAAAATTACACGCTGGAGTTTTAAATCATTTGTGGATTTATTAAATCCATTTAATGTGCCTTTATTCATAATTACCTACCAATACAGGAGAACGATACCTTGTCCTCCAGCTCCTCCAGCAGTTGAAGTAGTTCCTACTCCACCGCCACCACCGCCACCGATGCCTCCTGCACCACCTGTAGTTGTAGTTGGTGAAACTCCAGGTCCATAAACTCCGCCGCCCCCACCTCCAGAAGCACCTGTACCAGTTACAACTCTTCCAGCACCGCCTGGATAAATTCCGTTACCACCAGCACCTCCAGTAAGTGTAGAACTTGTAGAGTTGTATGCTCCACCTCCGCCACCTCCAGCAAGTCCAGAGCCTCCTGCTCCACCGACTAATGCGGCAGATGCGGTTGCGGTAACTGGACCGCCTCCTCCACCTGATGCTCCTGTTTCTCCGTTACCTGGAGTTCCAGCAGAAATTGCTGCTACTCCACCTCCACCGCCGTAGTTGTAGCCAAGAAAAGCTCCAGCAGTTGCTGCTCCAGCAGTAGTCGTGCTTGCTCCAGGGGCACCTGCTCCAGCACCATTTGTTCCTGCCACTCCTGCTGTGGAAGCTGGATAGCCACCTCCAGAACCACCTTGTGCTGTGAAAATACTGTAAGTAGTTGTTCCACCAGTACCGCCTTTTGCTGCTGAAGTAGCAGTTCCTCCAGTACCAATTACAGCGGAGTTTACGGCTAAAGTCCAACCTTGGATTACGGCCCCTGCTCCGCCACCACCAGAGCCACCTTGTGTAGCAGAGTTACCGCCACCTGCTCCACCGCCGCCAACTACAACAGCGTACACAAATTTTACATCTGCTGGAATACCTATAGAACTGGTTGTAGAGGTTATGACACGCTGAAGGCTTACATCTGTAGGGCTAAATCCATAACCGTGTAAGGCACCTTTATTCATTTTTAAAAGTCTCCACCAAATGCTGTTACATGAAATGTTTCTGCGTTGTTAGTTGTTACACGGATTGAATAACCTGAAGGAATTACTAGGTTGCTAAAAATAATTGTGTTGCTAAATACCGCTACGGTTGTTGAAGGTGTAATTGCAGAAACAAGAACTTCTCTAAGCAAGTAATAGGTTGATCCATTGTAAACAAAAATACGCACTACACCTGCGGTAGTAGTACCTGTTGCAACAATATCTATTTCGTCTACCCTAGAATGATTAGAACCTGCACTAAATAAAGTACCTACGTTAGTAGGTGCTGTACGGCTAGTATCTGCAGTACCAATGGATACTGCACCTGTTCTAACTGTTGCTGCAAATTGAGGGGTTGCTGCCATTTTGTTTCCTATCTATAAATGAATGTATATGTTTGATAATCGGTAAATCCATTGGTTCCTTGGGTACCAGAATCACCTTGTAAGCCTTGAATACCTTGAGTGCTCTGTATACCTTGTATACCTTGTATACCTTGTATACCTTGTATACCTTGTATACCTTGAGTACCCTGCAACTGAGCATAGCCAAAACCTTGTAGGCCTTGGGTTCCTTGGACAGATAGACCCTGAGTTCCCTGAACACCTTGAGTACCTGTAGTACCTTGTAGACCCTGAACACCTTGAGTACCTGTAGTACCTTGTAGACCCTGAACACCTTGAGTACCTGTAGTACCTTGTAGACCCTGA